TTGTAGTAGGTGGCATAGGTCTCCGTTGTTGTGGTCTCCCCATCTGAGGCGGTAACTGAGGTGGTCTACCTGCCATACCTGTAGGAGGTGATCCCATAGGTCCAGGCACATTACTCACATTCATACCCCCTTGAGGTTGAACCATTTGCTGTTTTGCCATTACTATCTTACCAAGAGTAGCCATTTCATTAGGTGATAGTCCAGAAATAACTTCTGCTAACTGTACTAATGATACTGATTCTTTAGCCATTATAATAATCCTTTTTTAGTGTTATCTACTGCGACTCTTATGGAAGGTTCAGGTTCAAATACAACCTCTATTTCTTCTTTTTTCTTCCTAATAGGTGCAGATTCTTTCTTTTTTAGTAAATTCTTACGTATTTGGTCTATAAATTCTAGATCTTTACTCATTACATCAAATATTTATTGTTTTTATTCTTTTCAATACTTGATCCTAAAGACAAACCAGCAGATACACCTGTTAAACCAGCGATCTTACCCCTGTTTTTAACTAGTCTTTTACCAGTTTTAGTTCTAGCAAATGTGCTTGACCCAGCTTTTATTCCTTTTCCAAGTTTCAAAGCTGCTTTCATTACTTGTGCGTACATTATTTCTTTTTACCTTTCTTTTTCTTCTTCTTCATTGGTGGTCTACCCTTTTTAGATCCGTATGTTCCTGGTCCGTATGGCATGTTAACCTCCTATTATTGCTATTATTATTATTAAAACAACCGCAGCGACTATCATCTTCGATTTCTTGGTCATATTCGACCATGTCCAATAGGCTGCAAGTGCGTATTCTTGTAATTTATTCATTACATTCTCCTTCTGGGGTACCTACCCCTTCTATTTGTCCGATTAGGGCATTCTCGTCTCTCTTTGAGCCTTTAAATACCAATTCTATCTTAGGTGTGGGTACTATTCTATGTCCACTCATAGCTGAATATGCTTCTGCTTGAGATAGACCGAATGTATCCTCCCCAAATATGACGTTACCTACTAATGGCATTTGATTCTTCTCCTATGATTAGCGTTCAATTAAACCCCCCTATTAGTTAGCTAGCTACTGTTCCGCTAGCTTACGCTGTACCCCTCGCTTAAAACCCTGCCTTAAGCTTTGTGGCATTGAATTGACGCATTGATTTAAATGCATAAGTTGATTGTCTCGATCTTACTTTGTTGACTCAAAGCATCACATTATTGCTTCAAAGCGTCAATACATTTATCTCTGCATTACAAGATCACATTATGTATTTACTGTATGTGATGATGTAATGCTATTCGCTATATCCAATCTGTTGGCTACGCAAGGCAACTCCTGTTATTATGTCGGTCGAATAAATTGATGACGTAAGGATAATTGCTTCGAATCTCTAGTCAACTTGCTTTATGGCTTCGACTCAGCTTTTCTTGCATCATGCTTTCAGCATGTGCATATCAACAGCATAGCTGTTGAGCTTCCTACCATAATGCATTGACAAGAGATATCTGAAGCAATTCTTGGTACGGTATCTTTAAATTAAATATACGTACAAGGAGGTTATTATGTACGCACTTACTATACTATCACTACTCATGGCATTTATGTCACTCATTGCTGTATACGCAGTATGGTATGAGTATGAAAAACTATACACTAAATATCAGGCTGCTGTGGCAGCGCTGAGAAAGAGTAATGTAGAAATAAATAATATAACAAGGAGTAAAATATGACTATAGATAAATCACCAAAGGTAGATATGATTCTAAACGATTATCCTGTTGAGGATCTAGCCGATGAAATTGCTACTGTAAAAGAATTATACAGACTAGCAGATACTAAGACTTACGGATATCGTAATGACTTGGCTAGATTAATTATACAAGAGATTGTAGTATATCTATCTATTGATCACAAACTAACTGATGCTGACAACAGAATCCAGGACCTGGAAGCTGCTGGCGAGCATGATCGTATGGGTATAGATGGACTAGATAACGAATGCGATAAGGTAACTGCTTATCGTAATGAGCTAGCCGATATACAATCAAGTATGAGTCACAAGCTCATAGGCAAAACTAATTTGTTTTATGAGGAGTTCGGTGTAACATTTTCTGAATGTCTAACATGGACAAGCAGTAACAAATGGGGCAGGAATCAATCTGCCCATGCAAAACTTACACAACAATCGGACTTTCATGCGTTCATGATGAGTACGAGTATGTCAGGTAAGTTCAAGGAACAAGCTCAAGCGTATCGTTACAAACTACAAGGACTAAGTGACAAGTTAGCTACTGCTGCTCAACCTGTGAAGCAAGTTGATATGTTTCAACAACAGGTTATTGATCGTGCAATCAAAGCAGAAGATAAACTCGCTAAAATTGAACGCCAACAAATGCAACAACCGTTACTAAAATAACATCAATTAATCCAGTCAGGTATGTGTTCATGCCTGGCTGGTTAATTTTTTTTTATAAACCAACCTTATAACATAGAGTGAAAGGAGGTAAATATGTGGAGAGTACTAAGAACTATAAGTAGTTTAATGATGATCGATAAACTCACAAAGAGAGTAAAAGAGATCACTAATGTAGAACCTAGTCTTGATGAAGCTTTAGAGAGATATTCAAAAGCTCAAAGAACTGTGGTTGAGATGGAGCAAGTGATAGCTCAAAAACATAAGCGACTACAAGAAGTCGTAAACCGTGTAAAATAGGAGGTATATTATGCCAATAGACACGAACAAACAAGCTAGTATGTATGTTAAAGGACATATAGCGAACATCTGGGAAAGAGATAGTGTAACAGGGGAGCCTGTAGTGCCTTACAAAAAGAAAGGCGAGCAGTTTAGAGTATCCCAAGTTATTAACTTGAGTTCTCCAAGACCAGGTCAGACGTTAACTATGGAGCAATTAGATGCTTTGATTAATAACCCTACTGTAGATGTATCTATAGTAGAATCACCAAGAGTTAACAAATAAATTGGTTGGAGGGGAAGTTGATGTTTAGTCGGCTTAAATCCCCTCCCCCCATATATAAAGGAAAATTATATGAAGATAGAAACTTTACTAAAAATTCAGTCTCTTGTCGAGAAAAGAAGTACACCTGTTGACATGTATGAAGAAGAAATTCTTTACTACTCTGATTCAAAGAGTGAATATGTGAACATACTTCAAATGGATTTGGTACATTTTATCAGAGCATATCGTAAAACAAGAGATGCATTGGTTGACTTGTCGAGGCAAGCAGCTGAGAAAGATGGACCCCCTGAGTATATAACAATAAATGAAACAACATACAGAAAGGAAGTATGATGCCAGCTATGATGGAAATGGAAAAAATATCAAAACTTATTGACAAAGTTCACGAAGGTGAAATGTCGATTGAACAAGCATTCAATAAAATACAAGCTGTTGCTGTTAGTTATTTTGCAGACCTCGATAGAGGTACTGAAGCTGCTATACTGCAAGATGCAGATATCCGTAGAGAGATCATGTATATGTTCGATTATCGAAACGGTATACTAGCAGGTCAAGCAGAAGGTGATGAAACACAAGTTGAGGCAGACATAGAGAAGTTAGCCAAAACTATAGGTTTATCATATGAAACAGCAAAAGAAATGCATGAACAACAAACGGAGGAATTATGAAACTAAAAGATAAAAGTGTAAGTAATATTTATCAGACTAATAATTATGGTAATTTTAAAATCAAATACGGAAACAGACCTATCGATAAAGCACATGTAAATAAATTAACGCAATCGATGGCTGATGAATATATTACTAGACCTATATCTGTAAATAAACGTTATGAGATTATAGATGGTCAACATAGGTTTACTGCTGCTAAAGCATTAGGACTACCTATTTATTATCAGTTTGCTTCAGATAATTTACAATCTATCCGTAGGATGAATCAAAATACAAAGAACTGGACTCTTGATGACTTTTTAGCATCTTATGTTGCTCTTGAAGCAAAAGATGAACATGGTACAGGTCCCTATACTATATTTAAATTCTTTAAAGCTTACACTAAATTTCCAAACGCAATATGTTTAATGATGTTGACAGATGATAGATCTGCAAGAAACCAATCATTTAAAGATGGTGAGTTAGAAATACCGAGTGGTCAGTTTGAGTTAGCTAAAAAACAAGCTATGTTGTTAAATCAAATTGGTCAATACTATGATGGCTACAAACGTAGATCATTTATAGTTGCTATGCTTAAATTATTCAAAGATGAGGAATTTAAGTTTAAACATTTTATTAACAAACTAAAACTAAACCGCAGTAAGTTATTTCATTGTACAAATACTGATGAATATATTGATGCAATCGAAAGATTGTACAACTGGGGTTCTCAAAGCAAAGTAAGATTTAGGAGGTCTTAATGAATAAATACAAAGTAACTATACTACATACAGATAAAGAACCTACTGACCATATAGTGGATGGTAGTGATGGTCCTAATTTCAAAGATATGTACAAACTTATGGGTTGTGACATGATTGAGATAACAGGAGCAAGATGTGATAACAAAAATTACGAACTTTACATAGACGAAGAAGGTCGATTAAAAGAAGATAATGAATTGAATCCCATTGCAACAAAGCACTTTATAGAGTGGCTATCACATGAAGGTCGAATGACAATGATACCTAATGTTGTAGGTGTTGCTGCAATGGTTGATCCCAATCCTATTGAAGAAAGGAAATAGTATGAATACACTATTAAGTAAATATAAAGATTATAAGATTGAGAATGAAGATGCCTGTAAAGATATGCCAGGCAGTAATATATTGTGTGGTATTCTACAAAATGAAACAATAGAAACTATTCAAAGAGTTTTTGGTGGTTCACCTTGGTCAGATACACCATATGAATTATGGGAGAGAGTTGCTGACGCAACTGTAAATAAACATAACAATGATAATAAAACAATTAACTAGGAGGTTAATATGGGTTTAGATCAAAGAGCAGGTTACAATGATGTAGATGTTTATGACTGGCGTAAACACGCTAGATTACAACAATACATGCATAATGTATGGTTAGAAAAAAGTGATAATCCTGATGAAGTATTTAATTGTCAAAAATTAATTCTTGAAAAACATGACATTTTGCAACTGAAGCAAATGGTAGAAGATGAAACCTTACCATTTTGTGAAGGTGGTTTTTTCTGGGGACATCAGTTTCAAGAAGAAGCCATGAAAGAATATAAAGAATCCGATCTTAAGTTCTGTGAAGATGCATTGCAATGGATCGAAGAAGGAAAAGAGGTATGGTATGACTGCTGGTGGTAATGTAGTACCAATGAATAATGATAAGAAAACATATCATTTATGTTCATATGGTAATCGCAATATTATACAATCGTCACATTGGGAAAAAGAAATTGATGAAGCTGTTATAATGTTAAATCATTTGAATGAAGATTTTACAGGTTCAAAAGTTATTAAATTTTATAAACTATCATGAGAACGATAATTTTATTGTTTGTAGTATCATGTATAAATGTTGCTACAATATTTTATACATTAAGTTACAACAAAAACAACGAGTGGTGTTCATCTGAGATACAAATCTTGCGTGATCAAATATTCGATATATGGAGCAAGGAGTTTCAAAATGAGTGATATGGATAAATTCATAAAAGCTACTAGTGATGTCATTGGTAAACTTGTAGATACAGCAAAAGCAAATGAATCTGCAAATAGAGCAACCTTTGAGACAGTAGAAGCTATGACTAAAGTATTAGATAATTTAAATAAACGAGTTTCTCAGTTAGAGAAAGAGGTGGAGTAGGTTCCTAAAGAGTTGTATACCTGCTCCACTTGAGGAGTATATATGAAAGAATATAAAACAATACCAGAAATTATGAAAACAATAAATCAAGAAAAATTACATACTATTAATGATGTAGTTTATTACATAGGTGAACCTGCTTACACAGTAAGATTATGGACTAAAATGTATAACATACCTGTTGTACAGAAAAGTAAGAAGCATAATAAATATTGGAGGTATAGTAGTATTAAATACTTACTGAAAATAAAAAGATTGTACAGAGAATTAAATTTGACTCATGAAGGAGTTTACAAAATTATGTACAATTACAACCGCCAAGAATGGCTACAACAACAAATGAAGGAGTATGAATATAATGTCGAAAATGAGTGAAAGTCAAAGACAATATTTTCTAGAAAGAGTGGGCGATCAGGTACACAGTGCAAAAAGAGTACTGGAACTGAAAGAATCTCGAAAGAAAGAACAGATGATAGAGAAAATGTATCCAAAGTATCTAAAGACTATAGGAATACAAGGTCTATTGAATGAGTTTAATAAACAAGAACAACTTTATAAAAAGAAAAAAGATGAATTGTTTAAAGTAGTAGAAAGAATGTGTGAAGCAGAGGATATAAGTACATATCGTATTGATTCATACGAAGAAGTAGTTTCTAAACTTAAACAGTTATGTGCTTTGACAGTTGATAGAGAATATAAAAATACTGAAGATGGTAAAGATTTATTAGCTCTTGATACAGCACATCAGCAAGCAAGAGATATGATCTGGTCTGCTGGTAGTCAATCAGAACATCTGATGAAAGCAATATCAGCTACATTATCAGGTGCAAATATCGATTTGGGTTATAAACCTTTACAGATAGAAAGTAAGTAATATTCGGGTGTGCTGACGAGTACAAGTACAAGCCTGATAGAGATGATCAGTGTAAGCCTTATACGGTTGAGCTGCGTTGGATACCAACAAAGCAATAGTACACAACAAGGGTAAGACCTTGCAGATTTTATAGGATTGGCTTCCCTACATCTCGTTAAATATTTGGTATCAGGATAGGCTATACCTAGATCTTAAATGATCGAACCTGAGAAGCCTGAGTAAATTTATTCCAGGTACAGGCATAGATGAGAAAAAAGCCAATAGATATTCCTTTAGCAAGAAATGATCAGAGGATACAGAACCATATAAATCCAAATGCATATTATGAGTTAACAAGGTATTGGTTCTGGTTAAAATATTCCCCTAGGGATAGAGAGCTGAAGTCGAGTCAGGTTCGCTACTTGGTGACGATAGGCTCTCGCTAAAATATTTGAGTACAGGAGCCAAACTGTTTGGTTACCTCAAATGCTAGTTTGTCTAAGTAGTTTGAATCAGCTGATATAAAACTACCTCTCGGCAAACAGCCAGTGTAGGTTAACGATTCATGCGTATGTACTCAATAGGTAGAGAGAGATGAGTGTAAGGATTCGAAATCTAGAATAAAAATGTACACCTCTAGCGTTTTTCTCTACTGCTAAATGAAAGGATTATTATGATATTATTTATATGTGGAATTATATTAGGCTGGTATCTTACCAAAGCCTATGGAAAAAAAATTGACTCAGTTCTTAGAAGCTTTACTAAGGAAGATGAGTAATTGAGGATTATCAATAAAAAGAGTGGTCATTAGCATATTGGTTGCATTAAGAACTACTCGTTCTTCTACTGTACCATCAGCTAATGCCATACCCTCATTAGTCTCACCAATAGTTTTAAAAATACAATGCATGATCTCATGCAATACTGTATTTGCTTCTTCTACTGGAGGTAATCCAGGTTGTATCTCAATTTTTGATTGCCTATCTAAATATTGACCATAACAATCTGACATATTATCAGTTTTAAAGTCCATAGATGTACGAGCTAATTCAATAGTTCGATAACCTATTTTTATTTCTGAAGGGAGCTTCATTAAGATACACCTATTCTAGTGTACTTTAAACAGTTATATGAGTTAGGAGTCATTTGCAAGTATTTTTCCATAATAATTGAGAATAAATAATCGGTTCTAAACAGTAGTTTAACCAAAACTTTCTTTCGTTGCCATATTGTTGATGCAATTCCATATGGTGAAATGTGCATAATGGCACTGTAAACGAATCACATACTTTAAGACCCATGCCATTAGATTGTGCATACATGATATGATGTGCATGGATATCATAATCAGTTTTACAAACACAACAAGCATGTTGTCTAACATATTCCAGATGACGAGAGCTTCTGTGCCTTTTAGATATACTAGAATCAAATAAGGATTTATCTATTTTTTTGCGTTTTTTAGCCACGAATAGTATTTCCTTTACTTAGTAATCCAAAGTGTACAGCAGCTTCTCCAAGAGCTTCTCTAAGTCTATGACCGCCATAATTTTTAGACCACTTCATAATACGATTAAGATCAGATATAGTGTGACCTTTTCCACACACTAAATCTAATACATCAGCAGATGTTGGTCCTACAGCACCATTGCACCTGGCTAGAGACTGCATAGCATCTAGTTTATGATCAGCAATATTGCCTGAAGATCTACTTCCGTCTATTCTGTCACTTAAATTAGCTACTTTGCTACCTAATTGAGAGATTTCATGGAGTTTACGGTATTTCATACCAGCAGAATATTGAACACTTGTTATCAAGTTTCTGTTGCGTAGAGTGTCTAGAGAGCATTCACGAAGATTCATAACCATTACGTAGCTACCTTGCTTAAGTACTGGTTTTATCTCTCTGTTATCCTCATCTTGCACGAAATAAATATGAATGATTTGTTGAATTAAATCAATAAATATGATTAAAATCAAAGGAAGTAAGTATGAAAACTAACAATCCAATCCTGTCAGATGACTATAGACATAGTGCGTCAAGAGGTAATGACTATGTGTCAAATCCCTCTTTGTGGTTGATGCGTAATTACTTTAACTTACAGTCAGATCTTAACTATAGCATGGCTATGGGAATAGCATCTGAGATTGCAGCACACTATGGTATTGTTGATAATAAAGCTAATGTAAGAGACATAGCTGTAAATCAATTTAAAACCATTGCTGAAGAACCTTTATCGTTAGATGAGGATTATACTAAGAATGGTGTAATACCTAAACAAATGGATAAGGTTGGTGCAATAGCAGAACATTTCCATAAAACGCTTAGTAACTTAAATATGGAGCTACAGGAGTATAATAAAAAATACATTGTAGAACATCCAGATTTAAAACATAAGATTACTTACGTTCCTGACTTTGAGTATGAGAACTTAATTGTTGATACAAAAGCTACGCAACAGTTTCCTACTGATCCTTTCAAATCTAAATTAAATCACATTCGTCAAGTATCTTTATATAGCCTGTTATCAGGTAAAGAAGTTGCTTTGCTTTATGCTACTGATAAGAAGGTTGGTTTATTTACCATACCTGACAAAGTAGTCAAAAGAGAAGGTGAATTTATGATAGATGTTTTTAGCAAAATTGAGAAAACAAATAGTTTATTCGATAATGCTGAACAGTTTATGGAATTTAATATTCTTAACACGGAAGGATACCAATGGGATGAGAACGCTAAAACAATCGCTAATAGGTATTGGACTAAAGCTAAAAGGAGGTAATAACATGGCTTACCAAGCACAACTAAAGAAAGACGCAAGAGACTATTCAGAAGGTGACACAGTCAAATTCTGGATACCTGCAAAAATGAATGAAAATGACATTGTTGTTTATTGGAATTCAAAACTACTATCAGATGGAGCAAATCCTATGGACAATCTTAAAGAAGGTTCATGGATTGAGTTTGATGGTTATTCAAAAAACGGTAAAGCATATACAGCTAAACAGCTAAAAGTTGTAGATGAACTTGCTGCACTTGGTGATGATCTTAATGATTCAAAACCTGCAAAATCTGCAATATCTGATGCTACTGTAAACAATCTATCAGCACAAATTCGTGATGGTGGAATGGTTAGAGTAAGAGCAGTTAATGATGCTATGCAAGATAAAGAAATGCCTTTTTGGGATAAGGTTGCTTATGTCAATCAAGCAGTAAATTTATACTCAGCATCAACAATGACAGAATCAGAGGCTAATGCAGAATATGACGACCAAGGACAAAGAATCCCTTTCTGATGAAATCATAGATCAACTTGATTCTAAGTTTTTTGACAGTTATCACGAGAATATATGCGAGGTAGCTGTCGAGAACTTTAAACGAGATGGTATTGTAGCTACTATATTAGTAGGACATCAAAAGGGTGAAGCAACATTTACTAGATTATTAAATGAAGAACTAAATGATGAAGCACCTTTGCTTATGAAAGAATTATCTGAAAGAGATATTTCTACATACAGCTTTGTTAGTGAAGGTAAAGTTAAAAAGTATAGAAGTCGTACTAAAGTAGACTGCATAGTTGTTTCATCTAATAATAGATCAGGTGATTCAAGAACAACGATTTATCAAATTGTAAATAGAAAAGATAGAAAGCTTAAATTATTTGCTACTGGTGAGGTGCAAGATAATTTATGGAATTACTTATTAACAGAGAAAGGTAGAGTATTACATTGAGTAACAATACATTAGACATGATGGATGCAAAAATAAAGTTGCGTGATTATTTAGATAATGCACCAAAAAAATACTTTGTTGAAGGCACAAGACTTCGTAAAAATAAAACTGAAAAAGTTGATGCTATTGTAGTAGCACATACAGCTGATCAAGCTAAACAAAAGTTTGTTTCTTATTTCAGTATTAATGAATTTATTGCTACTGCTACATCCTGTATCAGAAAACCAGGATACATTGAAAAAAATAATATGGAGAATTATACATGAGTTACGATCCTAAAACATATGAACGTAAAGAAGAAGAAGTTAAGTTTGGTTCTGCTTCTGTTCTTGATGAAGAAACAGCAGAAAAAGCTTATAACTTTATGATTAACAATTTAGATACTAAAGCTAAATATGAAGAACAATATGTACTTTTAGATTTATATACTAAGCCACTTATTGCTATGCTTTCTAATAAGTCTCAAGCAAGTAGTGATGCTGCTAGAACAAAAGATGCACAAGCAGATTCACAGTTTATATCTCATATAGAGAACTTAGCGTTTGCTACTGCAAGGTTTAGTAAGTTTAAAGATTTATATAAGATAGCTGATACTAGAATCCAAATGTGGAGAACTAAAGAAGCATCTTCAAGAATATGAATCCTGATGATGAATATGGTTGGTAATTATTCTATTATTTTGAGTATTCTTTTTCTATCTCCCATGTCTATTTCAATTTCTGCTGTAACTTGTTTGCATTGCATTGAGATACCATCTTGATCCTCACCGATTTGTCGAGTAACAATGCGTTTCTGTTCTAAACAGTCAGCCATACCGCTAGTAGGGACATACTCTATAACCTTTCCATTGCTTATCATTAATATTGCAAATACTACTTCAATCATGTGTACCGTTATTTCTTAATTTGTCTGTTATAGTTTCAAGATCTATTACTCTTTCTTCTATGAATTGAGAGTGCATATCTACTTTATCAATCATTGGTAGTTTTTCTTCTACATCTGTTTTTAATTTTTCATGTTCCTTAGAGAGGAACTCCAATAACATATACTGCTCCTGATCAATAGGCTTTTGCTCTGCTGCTTTAAGTAAGTCAGCTTGCATCAGTTGTAGTTCTGTTTCTATAATATTAAGTCGCTCAATGACTCCAAACCCGAACCAAGCACCCACAAGAATAGCACCAATAATAGAGATAAGATTACGAGCTGGCATTGAGATAGAGGTGTTTTCACTTAATTTCATACCTCATCCAATTCTACAAATTTACCTTCACAGAAATATTCAAATGATTGCATTTCCATACCATCTGTGTTTCTAAATTTTTCTAATAAGCTATCAACAAGCATAACTTTATTATCAAATAAATGTTGTTGACAGGCATCTTCAGAAATAAATTGAATATCTTGTAAGTAACTATTTCTGTATTGATCTCCTTCGTACCACATCATTACTGTTAAAATCCAAATCATTATTTACCAAAGAACTTTGATGCACCTTTAATACCAAATGACGCAGATACTATTACTCCTAAAGTGTACTTGTACCAGTCAGGTGTCATTGCAAGAGCTGCAAAACCTCGTTCAACATACTCCACAGTAAAAGGCAAAAAGCACAAGAGCAAAGGAATTGAAAAAAGGATGGTGAGATATTCGTCTTTCCATGATTCTTTAGATCCTTTGATTGCTTCGACATCCCAATCTATTTCTCCTTTAATTTGCTGTTTAACAATCTCTGTTTCAGCTTCTATCTTAACTAATTTTTGTTTAGCTTTTGCTTTTTTGGTTTCCATGTATCCACCAATAGCTTCACTAGCCACTCCTAAGAGTGGTTTAATTAACATTTGTAACATTTATATATTCCTTATGATTGTAGATAATTCGATTGCTCTTGAGGGCGTTTGATCATGCCATCGAGAATCGATCATTTCATCAGCTGCTTTGTTGAAGTCTCCTTCATTCATAGCTGATAGTGTTTTTTTAAATTTAGATACTCTAGGATACCCCATTTGAAATATCATTTCGATCAGAACACCATGAATCTGACCTGTTTTAGACTCAGGTAAGCCCTGACTATACAAATTAGGTAAATATTGTTCTATGAGCTTAATAGAGGCGTTAAAAGCAATTTTAAAATCATTTTCAAATAACTCCTCTAAATACTCTATAGAATACTTATTTCCTAGTTGAATGTTGTCTTTTGGTAAGATCATGTGTCCCCAGCCAATGGTAGCTATACCAAGTGAGTCATCATAGGCTTTATCTCTAAAGCCTTCATGATCTTTAATTCGTTTTTTAATATCTTCTAAATTCATTTAATTCTGTATGGATCTGTATTTAAGTTAGGTATCTTATCAGGTTGATTGCCTGCAAGAATATCTGCAATATTTTTATTTAAGTAATTAGCAACTGCTCCAATTATAGAATCTTTCCCTAGAGTGTCTGATACTTCTTTTAAAGAACATCCGTACTGTAGAAGTAAAGATGCTAGTTTACCTTCTGCGCGCACTTCTCTATCAAGAGTAGATTCATTAGGTTTTAATTTTACCCATATAGCCATTGGATTTACTCCTGTAGGCGATACAGCATAATCGACTGATGTATTTACAGTTCTAGTGTCTACGATCATCCGTAAATTAAAACAATGCATTCTATTTGGTACTTCGGCTCTCACTAAGTTATTTACCATAATCCTCTAGCAGCATCTCAAGATAATGGATTGCTTTTTCAATATCAGCTTTTCCATTTTTCATGCGGTGCCTTGTTACATACTTAATTACATTTCCCTCAATATAACCTAACTTGTTAGCTGTTATATATTTGGTTGGTTGTATTGCCAATTTGGAATAATGATCTCCATCTATTTGTTTATTAAACGAACTCATGGAGCTATTTTATTCCATCTTCCCCCTTTATTCAAGACCATTGGTAACAATTTTGGTTGGCTATTTATAATTATTCCACAGCCAATAACTGGTCTATCTTTAAATAA